CGGTATCGACACGTTCACAGATGTGCTCGTCCTTCCCGAGCTCACTGAGAACGGTTGGGATGAGGCTTTCGGGTACGCCGGGGAACCCAACATGTGTGGGTCTGGGGTTCCCACCGCCGTCCCTGGCCAGGAAATCGACCTCAAGCCGTTCTCACGCTGGGATGTTGCCAAGCTGTACGGCGCTGACCCGGGAGAGTACGACGGCAAGAACTGGATCTGTTACGGTAAGCTCAGAGACGGCCGGTGCTTCTTCCTGTCTGCTGGGTGTGACTACACGGGCTGGGACTGACAGGCCGGAGGAACGGCCACAGTTGCGGCCACCAAGAAGGATATCATTCGATTCGCCATGGGGGAAGAGGATCGGTACCGACTGAAGTGCTCGCTGCCGGACTTGGACGCCAACTATCTCAAGCAAATGGCGGAGGCATCCAGTGACCCGTCTTGAGCTCTTCACCCAGAAGTGGCGGCGCGGCTGCGGGTCGGACCAGTGCTCCAAGGCCCGCGTCGTGCTCTACAAGGGGACTCTGCCCTGTGACCTCCTGTTCATCGGGGAGGCTCCCGGCGAGAGCGAGAACGTCCTCGGCCGCCCGTTCGTAGGCCCTGCGGGTAAACTGTTAGACTCGATCATCGAGGACGCGGTTGGTGGTCTGGTCCTTGGAGCCGGGGCCATCACCGAGAACGATATCTCCGACGGGGAACCTGTACGGTGTGCCTTCACCAACGTGGTAGGCTGCATCCCCCGGGAGTCGGATGGCGAGAAGGCCAAGGAGCCGGAGCACGAGCAGATCCTGTGCTGCCAGGGGCGTCTGGCGGAGTTCGTCAAGCTGGCCAACCCGCGCCTGATCGTCTGTATCGGTGCCCTCGCCCGGGACTACACCGACCCGATGCTCAAGGACGCCTGTCCGATCCGAGAGGACGTACCACGGGTGGCAATAACCCACCCGGCCGCGATCCTCCGCGCCAACGTGACCAACCGTGGCCTGATGCGGCAGAGGTGCGTGGTGACCCTCCGCAACGCCGTGCTTGAGTTAGAATAGTCCCTCGGTTCCCTACCTTCCTGAACGGAGTCTGTCCATGCTCGTACTCAGTCGTAAGCTCGGTGAACGCCTCTGGATCGGCCCCAACATCTGCATCACGGTCGTGGACATCGACCGGGGCAAGATCAGGATCGGCGTCGAGGCACCCAATACAGTGAACGTGGCCCGCAGCGAGCTCGGCCGTCCCAAGTGCGACTCCTGCCACGGTGCGGGGTGTGAAGGTTGTGCGTTCGGGGAGCAGTTGGTGGCGTTCCACAACAAACCTAAGGGTTGAACAACATAAGGGAGCAAGCCATGGGACTCGTTGACAAACTCAAGAATAAGAAGCTGCGACAGCCGCAGCCCCAACGTAAGGGACCGGTGTGGGGTGGTCCCGAGAAGGAGGGTATCACGTTCAGCCTCCTCTCACGTTTCCTCACGTGCCGGGAGCGTTTCCGCATCCTGGTGGTGGAGGGCCTCAAGCCGGTCGAGCGGTGGAATCACAGACTAGGTTACGGTAACATGTGGCACGTGTGCGAGGAGGCGTTCGCGTCGGAGGTCAGGCACTTCGACGGGGAGCTCAACGGGGTGGACACCACGCTGTGGAGCGACAACCTTCAAGAGTACTGCAAGAAGCTCTGCCAGCAGTACCCCGTGGACCAGAACGACATCGACAAGTGGTACAACGTCTGCAAGGTCCAGTTCCCCATCTACGCCAAGCACTGGCGGGAGCACCCCGACGTGGTGGAACGGACACCGCTGCTACAGGAGCAGGTGTTCGACGTGCCGTACAAGCTCCCCTCAGGCCGGACGGTGAGGCTGCGCGGTAAGTGGGACAGCGTGGACCTGATCGGCAAGGGGAAGGGGGCTGGTATTTTCCTCCAAGAAAATAAAACAAAGGGGGATATTGAACCAGAGCAGATGCGGCGACAATTAACTTTCGACCTCCAAACGCAACTATATTTAGTGGCGTTGAGATCTGCTATTGAGCTCCACCGACAAGGTAACGACGTCGGTTTACCGGAGGAGATGTGCATCTACCGTCCTGACCACGTTCACGGTGTCCGCTACAACGTCGTCCGTCGGCCCCTCAGCGGTGGCAGGGGGACCATCAAGCAACACGCCCCAACCAAGTCGAGGCCCATGGGCGAGTCCAAGGAGGACTACTACGACCGTCTGCGGGGTATAATCGATGGCTCATCCGAGGACGCGCCCGGCCCTGACTACTTTTTCATGCGGTGGAAGACGGAGATCAGCAAGGCGGACGTCGACCTGTTCCGCAAGCGGTGCCTGGACCCGATCCTCGAGCAGCTCTGTGACTGGTGGGAATGGATTACACAACCTGGTGATGACATTCTCAATTGCTGTGGACCTCACTGGCAGCACCCGTTCGGTTGTGTGAACACCATCGACGAGTACGGACACACGGACCTCGACGAGTACATCCGCAGCGGTTCAGAAGTCGGTCTCGCTCGCACCCAGAACTTGTTCCCGGAGCTATAATGCCAGCTTATCCATTCCACCACACCGATGATGATGGAGACGCCCTTGAGATTCATGAAGTAGGTGGCTTTGGACAGCCAATGCTGGTCATTGCTGTAACTCAAGACGGAGAACGAAACGCCGTCAACTATCCAGTCAGGAAGTTGCGGCACCTAATCAACGCCTTGAAAGACTTTGAAGAGCCGTCTTACTCAACCGAACAGGAGCAAGCCGATGCCGCCCGTCCCTCAGAAGCAAACCACGAGATCAGTGCCACAGACGAACAACGGTAAGATAAGCGTAGTTGACCGCATCAAGCCGGTCAAGTCCAAGGTCGAGTCGATCATGATGAGCCTCTATGGGAGGCCCAAGACTGGCAAGACGAGGCTGGCGTGCACGTTCCCTAAGCCTCTCCTCATCATCGGGTCGGAAGACGGGACGGCCAGCGTGGTTGGGATCAAGGGCGTGAAGTTCGTCCAGCTGGATAGGACGGATGAGATTCACGAGCTAGCCGAGGGACCACTGGCTACCAGTGAGTACGCCACGGTGGTGCTCGACAACGGCACCAAGCTGCGGGACATGCGCATAGCCGAGCTGTGGGAGTCGAGGGGCGGGGCCATCCCGGCGAGGAAGCCGTTCATATACGCCGACAAAGCCTGGAAGGAGGTGTGGACCCAGTGCTCCAACGACATGAAGAGCTTGATGCGGCCGATCCTCAACCTGGGCCGGCGGCGGGTGGTCAACGTGGTGGTGATCGCCCACGAGCAGAACTTCAGCGATGACAGCGGCCAGTCGAGTGATCTCATAACCCCCAGCGTGGGGCCTGCGCTCGGCAAGGCGGTGTGCGACTGGCTGAACGCCGAGTGCGACTACATCGGGCAGACACTCCTCCGCCCAAAGATGGTAGAGAAGGAGCAGGTGATTTCCGGCAAGGTGAAGAAGATCATGGAGGCTAGCGACAAGAACGAGTACTGCCTCCGCGTGGCCCCCCACGAGATCTACCAGGCAGGGTTCCGCGTCCCCATCGGTCGAGAGCTCAAGGAGGACTTCGTCGTAGACCCGACCTACGACAAGATCATCAAGTTGATCAACGGGTAAGCTATCACAGAGTCCAGTGTTCTATCCAACCACGTTCCTACCAGGAGCAAGCAGATGCCACCTACAGTGAAGAAGTCAGGGCTGATGGCCAAGTACGGGGCCAACCTCGACAAGGCCGTGAAGACGCACGCCGGCGACGAGACCAACTTCGGGTTCCAGCGCCTCCCCGCGGGGATCAACAACGGGATCGCGAAGCTGGTCGAGTGCACGTTCGGCGTCGTCGACCAAGGTAAGACCAACGCCGGCGAGTACTACTTCCGCGCGGCGGGGGTGGTGGTCGAGCCGAAGCTGGCGCCGGACGGGACGCCGGTCGCCGGGATGCAGACCTCTATCATGGAGATGGTCTGCGACACGACGAGCGCCGCCGGGGCCGTCACCACCCAGGAGGAGCACGTAGAGCGCATCCTCAACGAGATGAGGAAGCTCGGGGCCGACACGTCGAACGCCACGGGTGCCGACCTCGAGTCCCTGGCGGCTGCCCTCAAGGAGGCCGGGCCGTACTTCAAATTCTCGACGTCGCTCGGCAAGACCCAGCTGGAGAACGGCAAGCCCAAGGTCAATCCGGCCACCGGCAAGCCGTACGAGCCGCGTGTGTTCGAGAACTGGAACGGAACCCGCGGGCTCGAGAGCTGGACGCCGTCTGACGACGACGGGGCGGTAGTGGACCAGACCGGCGACGCCGCGGCTGGCGGCGGGGACACCCAGTACTCCGACCAGGACGACCTCGACTCGCTGGCGAAGCGGGCCGACGGCGGGGAGGACGCGGCGATCGACAGGCTCACCGAGCTGGCCCACAACGCCGGGATGGACGACGACGCCATCCGCGAGGCGGGCGAGACGTGGGCCGACGTCGTGGCTGCCATGTCAGGGGGTATGACTGGCGGAGAGGGTGAGACAGCAGCCGCTGAGGAGGAGTGGGAGCCCAAGAAGGAGGAGGTCTACAAGTACCAGCCGGTGGACGCCAAGGGTAGCCCGCTCAAGGACGCCCGCACCAAGAAGGCCATCAAGCCGGTCGACGTCGAGGTCACGGCGGTCAACAAGGCCAAGAGGACGGTCGACGTGAAGAACCTCACCGACAAGAAGCCGGTCAAGGGGGTGGCCTGGGACGCCCTGGTCCGGGACTAGGTTTACTCTCCCCGCCCCGGGGTCGTATGATAGGGGTAGACGGTAGGCGCGGTTAGACCCGTCTACAGCCCGGTCGTAAAGGGGCTCGACCGGGAGTCGCCTCTGTCCCGAGCACCCGTCGCTCGCCCGAGGTTACTTCTATGGCCGAATGGAGGACAATGCTCGCCCGTTCTTTCGACCCGAGGGACTGGTTCGGCGGTGGGGGGTCGAGGTGGTACTACCGCAGGGAGGACAGCGGCCGGTATTCAGTCGGGTTGCTCGAGGACGGGCAGTGGTACCCCAACGGCGAGGAGTATGCCACGAGGCACCAAGCCTCTGCCAGGATACGGCAGTTGAACACAGGAGGACAGCTAGGGATGGCTTGATGGTACAACCCGCGCGGGGAGTTAGAGGGCGCTCCCCCTCACGGCTTGCTCCGCTCCAGCATGATGCATCCGCGCGGGTTTTCAGTTCATGACCGAAGGGGAGAGGTCGGTCAGTGATGTGCAGGCGGTAGCTCAGTCAGGTTAGAGCACCGGGTGCTGACGCAAGCAACCGGAGGTCGTGGGCTCATATCCCACTCGTCTGCCTACCAGGTTAGAACCATGTACACTCGCCCCTGGACTCCAGAGGAGGACGCTCGTCTACACGATGCCCTCTATGAGGGAGCCACGCAGTCGGAGATAGGCGAGGAGCTAGGTAGGACTAGGCCAGCCGTAGCGCAGAGGGCGAAGCAGCTCGGACTCCGTTGGCCGATGGGAGCCCCGGTCAACCCCTACCGACGGGCGCAGATCCTCGCAGGACTCAGGTCAGGACTATCCCACGAGACAATCGGCAGACAGGTAGGTGTCAAGGGTGGCACCGTACAGAGGACCATCGTCCGGCTAGTACGCGACGGGGTGCTCAAGCGCGTTATCATCAACGGCCGGGTGAGGTACCTCGAGACCACCGACAGGGAGATGCGACGTGTCAGCCTCAAGACGCAAACCAGACAAGCCCAAGCTCAAGCACCCGCTGATCAACGTAAGCACTCGGCCTAAGAAGCCGGAGAAGCGCGTCGACGTGCAGTACAGTGACCAGTCAGGGTGCTGGCATCTGTTCCTGGTGTTCCCGGACGGCACCCACGTTGAGGTTTCTCAGCATTGCGACGAAGCGGAGGCAGAACAGGCTGCCGCCGACATCACTAGGTTCGCTCAGTCATAACAAGGAGCAAGCAATGGCAAAAGTTGACAGAACCCCGCTGGACCAGCCAACCAGGGCCGGGGTACAGCAGCTGTTCCGTGACGTTCGGTGGAGGAGCCACGACTCAGCGGCGTATGACGAGTACAGGAAACTTGATAACGAGTACGATGCCAAGGTCGAGGAGTTCAAGAATACCTCCGAGATGAAGGCACTCTATAACAAGGCACAGGCCGCTAGGAAGGTAGCAGACAAGGTCCACGAGCGCATCAAGAAGCTAATCGCCAAGACACACCGACGGTTCCTGGCCACCGGGCTCACCCCTGGTACGATCAAACTCATCAACGAGCTGATCGACGAGCTCGACAAGGTCGGGGCGACAGAGGAATAAGCCGATGGGCCTGTCTGACAAACTCCGCGACCCAGACAGCAACGTTGGCAGTCGACCGTTCGCCAGCAAGGCGTCGTGCGAGCGAAAGGTCAAGTGGACTGCCACTAAGGCGTGGCTCGAGGCCAAGCGTCTAACTGCCAGGACAGGTGTGCTCATCAAGCCGTACAAGTGCAGGCACTGCGATCAGTGGCACGTCGGCAAGCCGTGGACAGGCCAGGGCGGTAGGATCAAGCCATGATGAGCCTCGACACGGAGACGACTGGTCGGGACCTCCACCACGGCGCCAAGCCGTTCATTATAATCTCCTCCGACGAGGAGGGGAAGGTCACGTCGTGGGAGTGGCACGTAGACCCACTCACCAGGGAGCCGGTCATACCTGAGGGAGACCTCGATGAGGTGGCCGGCTACCTATTTGGCCTCAGGCCGATAGTCAACCACGAGCTCGTCTTCCAGAACGCCAAGTTCGACTTCGCGGTGTTGGATACGATCAACTTCTGGGGCCAGGGGATCGTACCGTCTGCCGCCAACGTGTGGCCAGACGTCAACGACACGATCGTCGCCGGGCACCTCCTCTACTCGAACAGGCCACACAACCTCACTGACATGGTCCTGGAGATGGTCGGCCAGGACATAGAGCCGTGGGAGCTCAGGGTCAAGGCGGCGGTCACCGAGGCCAGGAAGTTCGCCAAGCAGCACCTCCCAGGCTGGATGATCGCCAGGGAGGGTCTGCCGTGCATGCCGAGCGTGAAGGCGTCTGCCAACAAGAAGGAGGACAAGCTCTGGAAGAACGACATGTGGCTGCCGCGCGCGGTGGCCAGTAAGCTCGGTGACCGGGAGCCAGACCCAGACTGTGAGCACGTATGGGACGGGGACAAGTGCCGTCGGTGCAGGGGTCACAGGTGGTGGGTCGTCACCCGCGAGTACGCCGAGACCGACGCGGTGTCCACGCTCCTGCTGTGGAAGTTCCAGAGGAGGGAGCTCGAGAGGCGCAAGCTGTGGGAGATCTACCTGGAGCGGATGAAGGTCATACCGATCGCGTACGAGATGGAGAAGAACGGGGTCACTGTCAACCGCCAGAGACTCGAGGAGCTCAGGTCAGACTACAGGGAGAGGTCCGTCCAGGCTGGAAGCGTGTGCCTGTCGATCGCCGACGGACATGGCTACGAACTCGAACTCCCCAAGACCGTCAACGGGTCTGTGACCAGGTTCGTGTTCGACGTGCTCAAACTACCAGTGGTGGCGTGGACTGACGGCGGGAACCCGAGCCTCGGGAAGGACGCGATGGACGGCTGGTTGGCTTCCCTCCCGGAGAGGAGCAAGCAGCTCACGTTCATCAGGAACCTGAAGACAAAGAGGCAGCACGACACGGCCCTCACATACATGGACGGGTACGAGAGATTCTGGGTACCGCTGGGAATCTACAATGACGACGGCGAGCAACTGTGGTACCGCCTGTACCCGAGCCTCAACCCGACGGGGACCGACACCCTCAGGTGGTCGAGCTCGTCACCAAACGAACAGAACATCAGCAAAAAGGAGGACTTCAACCTCCGGTACTGCTTCGGACCAGCACCAGGAAGGGAGTGGTGGTCCCTGGATGCCAAGAACATCGAGCTGAGACTCCCAGCCTATGAGTCAGGTGAGCCAGACCTCATCAAGCTGTTCGAGGCGCCGGACGAGCCGCCGTTCTACGGCAGCGAGCACCTCCTCAACTTCTCGGTCGTGTACCCGGAGATCTGGGAGAGGGAGCTCAGGGAGGTGGGGGTCGACAGGGTCGGGCCTCATTGCAAGAAGAAGTACGAGTCGACATGGTACAAATGGTGCAAGAACGGGGACTTCGCCGTCGGCTACCAGGCGGGCGACAAGACGGCCGACAGGGCGTTCCACCGGCCGGGTAGCAGGGCCAGGCTCATCGCCAGGTTCACCAAGAAGGAGGCCCTCAACAGGCGGTGGGTCCAGTTCGCCAACAAGCACGGCTACGTCGAGACGATGCCGGACAGGACCGTGTGCCCGGAGCGTGGCTACCCCCTGCTGTGCACCAGGAGCGAGCACGGTGAGATAGTGCCGACGATCCCGCTCAACTACCACATCCAGGGCACGGCGATGTGGTGGACCATGAAGGCGATGATCCGCTGCGACGGCCAGCTCAAGGAGTGGCGGCGCCAGGGCTACGACGGCCGGGTGGTCATGCAGGTGCACGATGAGATGGTGTTCGACTTGCCGAAGCGGGCACACCCTAAAGCTGACCCGAAGAGGTCTAACCTCGGTAAGATACGGGTCCTCCAGAAGCTGATGGAGGAGGGCGGGAACGACATAGGTATCCCGACCCCGGTGGGCGTGGAGTTCAATGAGACGACGTGGTCCGAGGGTGTGGTAATCTGCTAGGGGAGCGACCGTCATGCACCTGCACACGCGAAACATCAACACGGCCTTCAGGGAGCTGGTCCAGTTCTTCAGGGACGGGAGGGACGACCGCAGGGAGACGTTCTTCCAACAGAGGAATCCTGTCGTTCGCAAGCCCTCACGAGTCGGAGAGGTCCTCAGGATCGAGGAGCCGGTCACCATCACGTACTCCCACCCTCGGGAGCGTGTGCTGTTCAACGCCGCGCGGGATGCCAACCCGTTCTTCCACCTGTACGAGAGCCTGTGGATGCTCGCGGGCCGGAGGGACATCGCGCCGCTCGCCTACTACTCGTCAGGGTACGCCAAGCAGGTGCAGGATGGTGACCGCTCGTTCGCTAATGGTGCCTACGGGTACAGGTGGCGACACGCCCACACGACCCTCGGCGACGACCAAGTGGGACCTGACAACTTTGAGTACGACCAGCTCCAGCTCCTCATTGCCCACCTCAAGGCTGATCCCAACTCTCGTCGGGCCGTTCTCCAGATGTGGAACGTGGAGGATGATCTGCTAAAGATCGGGCAACGACCCGACCCCATGACGTTACCTCGACACGACTGTCCCGGGCTGTCAGCGTGCCGAATCTGTCGTGGTGGTGAGTCCAAGGACGTGTGCTGCAACACGGCGGTGTACTTCTCGCTGCGGTTCGATCTTGATAAAGGGCCCGCGTGTACCTGTGGGGCTGATCGGACAGGACCAAGCGCGGAGGCTCACGGTAAGGGGTGCCTGGCTGGTAAACCGAGGACGCAGACTCCGAAGACTTACCTCGACATGACCGTCACCAACCGGAGCAACGACCTCATCTGGGGCACGCTCGGAAGCGACTACGTCAACCTCGGGTTCCTCCAGGAGTACATGGCCGCGCACCTGGGGGTGGAGGTCGGGGTCTACAACCAGTTCAGCAACAACCTCCACGTGTACACGGAGCGGTTCAAGCCGGAGGAGTGGCTGGCCTGGTACAACGACCCCCGGATCGCCGGTAAGACCTACGAAGAGGCAGGCTGGTACGGCTCGACCGTCGGGGGCAGGGTGTTCCCTCTCGTCAAGGACCCTACTACATTCGACAAGGAGCTGCCTTTGGTGATAGAGACGTATAAGGACAGAGAGGTTAAGGAATACCTCGACCTACAGGAACCGTTTCTGAGGGACGTAGCGCAGCCGATGCTCCTCGCGTTCTTCTGGCACAAGTACAAGGGTAAGCCCGAGATAGAACACTGGCTGAAGCAGATTAAGGCCGACGACTGGCGGATCGCAGCGACGCAGTGGATCGAGCGGAGGCTCTTACGGAGGAAGGACGATGCCGGTACAGCTCAGGTCTGACGTTGAGGTGAGACTGATCCAGAAAATGGGCGGGGACTATATGGTAGCCGCCGCTGCCAAGGTGTCCACGTCCGGGGAGGACGCCCTGACGTGGGACCAGGACAGCAACCAAGACGAGGTATCAGGTCTGGTCAACTACCTCATGAAGCACCGACACGGGACGCCGTTCGAACACTCGTGCCTGACCTTCTTCGTGAGGGCTCCGATCTTCGTGTGGCGGGAGTGGCACCGGCACAGGATTGGGTTCAGCTACAACGAGGAGTCGGGGAGGTACAAGCAACTCGAGCCGGTGTTCTACGTGCCCGACCGCGAGAGGCCCATGATGAAGGTGGACTCATGGAAACCGGGGAGGCCTAGGTTCACCAGGTGCGAGGATGATGCCGCGTATCGTACCCTGTGCGACAACCTGAAAGCGTCATACTCGCTGGCCTACGACATGTACGAGAGGAACCTCGCCCTCGGCGTCGACCCGGGGCTCGCCAGGGATTGTTTACCGGTGGGGATTTACTCGTCGTGCTGGGTGACGTGTAACCCGCGGAGCCTGATGGCGTTCCTCTCCCTCAGGACGCACGAGCCTGACAGGGCCACGTTCGTGTCGTACCCGCTGTGGGAGATAGAGCTCGCCGCCAGGGCGTGCGAGGGGGCGTTGGCCGAGGGCTGGCCCCTGACTTACAAAGCATTCTGTGACAATGGGAGGGTGGGACCATGATACTTCAGGACTGGGTTCATTGTCTAGAGCAGCTCCACGCCAAGTTCGGCGACCTGCCGGTTATCGTAGGGGAGATGGCGCCGGAGGTCAGGAAGGCATGGTACGAATTCCGCGTGGCCTTCCTCCAGGAGGAGCTCGACGAGCTCAGGGCCGCTAAGACTGCGGAGGACGCGGTGGACGCCGTGATCGACCTCTGTGTCGTGGCCGTCGGCACTCTCCACGCCTTCGGGGTCGACGCCAGGGAGGCGTGGCGGCGGGTGCAGGAGGCGAACATGGCCAAGGTGCCAGGGCAGAACCCGAGCAGACCCAACGCTTTTGGGCTGCCGGACCTTGTCAAGCCAGACGGATGGCTGGCACCTGACCACAGTGGTAATACCGGACTGCTATCGAGGGTGGTGCCATGCTAATTATCGAAGGGCCTGACGGGGTCGGTAAGACGACACTGGCGAAGAAGCTACTCGGTAACTTCACTGACCGCGTCTACGCACACTTCACCAGGCTACCGCCAAGCTTCGATTATTACTGGGGGTACGTCGAGAGGATGGGTCGGCGGGTGGTGCAGGACAGGTTTCACCTTTCGGAGATCGCCTACGCACAGGCGAGAGGGGAGACACCAAAGTTGTGCCCCGAGACGTACCGGCTGGTGGACGGCCGCCTGAGGCTCATCGGGGCTTACATGGTCCTCGTGACGGCGACCGAGGAGCTCGTCAGGTCCAGGTGGGACCCGACCCAGATGTACGACGTCGAGAAGACGGTCAAGGCCTGCCAGATCTACAACGATATAGCCAGGTCGGTTGGGTCTGGCCGGGATTACCACGGGTACTGGCCAGACGTGGACATGATCATAACGTGTAGCGAGGGATCACCCTATGTCACCGACGACGCCGTTGACAGAGTTCTTGGGGAGTATCGCAGGAGGCAAGCTGCCGTCGACCACGCGGGAAGCCGGTCACCGGTTGTACTCTAAGCTACGAGTGTTCCACGAGCTGGCGGCCAACCTCGCTGCCCTGTCAACATGCAGGAGGGCTCAGGTGGGAGCCGTGGTGGTGACGCCTGAGCTGTCCGAGGTCCTCGCGATCGGGTACAACGGGCCAGCGCGGGGGAGGCCCAATGACTCCTGTCGGGGAGGTGAGGGTGCGTGCGGGTGTGCCCATTCAGAAAGTAACGCCATAGCCAAGCTGGGCAGCCACCGGTCCGACCTGGTCCTCGTCTCGACGACGTCACCGTGTGAGCACTGTGCTGGTCTGGTAGCCAATTGCCTGAGGATTAGCCATGTAGTCTACGACAAGCCGTACCGCGACCCAACCGGTTTGACCTTATTGAGGGACGCCGGGATAGTCGCGGTGGATTGGTGGCTGGTCAAGAAGTGGCAAATGGAAAACCCCCGGTAGTTAGCCGGGGGTCAAGGTGACTGACCGCGACGTCTGAGGTCACTCCTTGTTGGTCATCGGGGTTGACTGGCCCTTCGCGGTGAGGTAGTAGCAGTTGCCACGGACGCCCTCGACCTTGCAAGACTTGGCAAACCCGTTGTGGATCAGCTCCGAGGTCCGGTAGACGTCGAGGATGACCTTGACGAGGTCCACCCGCTCGGCCATCTTGATGCCGTCGACGGTGCTCATCTTCTTGGCGATGTCCTCGGGGGAACGGGCACTCTCGGCATCGACGGCCCCGAGGG